TGCCGTATTCCTGCGCCGCGCCGTACCGCGCCGTCTCCGCGTCTACCAGTGCTTTTTTCCGTGGCAGTCCTACCTCGATGTAGTGGAAATTCCCATCCTTGTGGGGTCCATCAACGACCAGGTGATTCTCCAGGTTGTGCGTGTCCTTCGGGACTCTACGCTTCATGCCGTCCAGCAGCACCTTCCCGCCGGCCAGCAGCATCTCGTTCACAACTTGATCGACATTCCGCCCCCTCAGGGCTAGTGCCTCCAGAGTCTCTTTCATGCCCTTGGTAGTAATTTTCGTTTTGACTGCCATCTCAGCCCGCTTTCATCCTGCGTACGATTAGTTCCATGTATTCGTGTCGTTCCTGGATATCGTCCACCGAGACGATCTCATAGCGCACGCCGTCCTTAGAGACCGCACAGGTGGTGTCCAGTCCTGCCTGGTAACGGATCAACACTGTTGCTGGGGACGCGACATCCTGGATAGCCGCCTGCCGGCTCTCATTGCCGTGTGCGTTGATCCATTTCGCCTTGACCGTTGTAATCGCCGACCAGTTCGGCTTTTTGAAGCCGCCCGTTTCTGTCGAAACGTCTCGCCTCTCTAACACGATGCTGGTCCGCAGCTCACCCGGGTTGAACACCCGTCCGCCAATGATCAACTGCCTACCTCCTCCTGCCTGCCATCACCAACAAACTCGCAGAGTTTGCGTTTGCACGCAAACATCAGGCTGTCGTAAACGAGATTTCCTCCGTTAGCGTCTGGCCATATACGTCCGCCACGCCATCGATGACGATCCGGTAGCTTGACGCTGCCTGCAGGTCTGTATCCGGGTTGACCGTCAGGATTTTCCCGGTCACGTCCAGGCTGTTCGCCGAGGTCACCGGGCTGCCGCCGGCCTCCTGCAGGCTGACGTTGTTTTCGGCGCCGCTCGCCATCTCGTGGTTGAATATCAGCACCAGGTTGGCTGAGACCGAGATCTCGCTGGCCCCCTCCGCCGGGAAGCTCGCCGCAATCGCCAGCGCTTCATCCGGAACGTCCTCCGTCTCCAGCGTCAACGCCAGCGCCTCGAGCTGCACCAGCGCCGCCGAGAGCCCAAACCCCAGCGCCGCCCCGGCTGCCATCCCACCGGGATCCTCGTGCCAGCGCACTAGCAGCATTCTGGCCGCCGACTTTGCTTCCGGGCGCACTGGATCGTCAGCCACCCAGTCGCGCCCGGTTGCATTCTTGATGTAAGCGTCCACCAGCGGCAGCAGGTCCAGCATATTCTGGTCGTCTTCAGCCGTGCGCAGCACCGTCGCTGCCTCGGTGGGGGTTAGGATATTGGCCATTGGCCATCCTCACTCGGCGGCTATTCTTTCTTACCGCCGCCCGGTTCGGCCCCAGGCTTTTTAGCCACAGGCTTTTTCGCCCCAGGCTTTTTGGGCTTGGCTTCGTCCGCTTCTTCGACAATGCGAGCTTTCTTCAGCCTCACCAGGCTATTCGCCTCTTCCTTGGAGACATCCAGCCTGGTGCCTTCAACGTAACCCACACCCTCAATAAACGTGTTGCGTATCAGCACGATCTTCATAGCGCACCTGCTCAGGCCGTGCCTTCCAGCGGGCTGACATGCAGCTCGCCTGCGTTGGCCTGTGGGACGTCTGCGGCCTTGAACTGAATCGCCAGACAAAACGTCGGTGTAGCCACCGCCGCGTCGGGGACCGTCACCAGAGGGCGTACATAGCGCTCATTTGGCTGCACGATCTCCAGCGTGGTCAGCCCTTTCGCCCCGACCGAGGTGGAAAATGCAACCGACGTTCCTGCCAGGTCGGCCGCGTCGGAATAATCGGATGCAGCCGCCTGCTGCGCTTTGATAGAGAAACCTAGCGCCTCGCCCTCCAACGCGCCGGCGATGAACGCCACCGCCTCGAACCCTTGCATATCCACGCCGCTGCCGGTCAGGGTCTCGTTATCGGCGGCTTTCAGCGCCTGGATCGAGATAACCGTATCTTTCAAGATCGACTTCATGACAACCTCCTCTAATCGAAAATTCGGTGTCTAACTCTTACTGCCTGCTATCAACTAACGACCACCTACAATCATGTGGTCAGTGCATCCAGCATCGCCGAGAACGATTGCGCCCGGCGGAAGATGATGTCCGCATCCTGCATCGCCGTGATCAGCACATTCCCGGAGGTTGAGCTGCTGAATGGATCCACGATCACGTCCAGACCGCCCCAGAAACAGATCACCAGGTCTGCCCAGTTTCCGAAAAAGATCGCCGAGCATACTCCGCTTGAAGATCCTTTCGTCAGATCCGAACGCACCTGGTTGCTGACCAGTGCCGGATAGCCGTTCATCTCGCCGTCTTCCCAGATCATGCGCGCCTCACCGCTCACCTTTTGGGTTTGCTTGAGTTTCCCGCGTACCTTGGCGTTGGTCACGTAAGCCAGCCGGCCAAAGTCGGCGTTATCCACCGCCACTTCAGTCTCCAGGTTCACAATGTCGGCCCAATCCGGCGCCGCGCCGTCGGTGCCGCCGACTACCGCCCCGATCCCGGTCAGGTTGGCCAACCCTTTTGGCTGGTTGGCGGCGCCCAGGCCGTGCAAGCCGGCGTAGTCCACTGCGATGGCCAATACAGTGGCCATGTCGTCGCGTGCCATCATCTCCACGTCCAGGCTAGATTGTTTCAGCAGCCGCCGCGTCAGCTCGATGTATGCCGCTACCGTGCGCGGCCTGGCCGCTATCTGCCCAAATTCCAGCGTGCTTTTATTCGGCGCGTTGCCCTCTCCGATCCAATATCCTGTGGAAGTAGCCGTTTTCTTCGGAATGTCGATGTCGCCCACCAGTCCGGTCAGCGTGGTCGCTCCCGCCAGGCCCAGGATCAGCCGGTTACGTAGTACATCGATGAACGACTCGGAAAGCAGTTGCTCCTCCACCAGGTAGCCGCCGTATTGCGGCGCGCCGGCCTGCTGGGTGTTCAACGGCCGGTACACGTTCCTGGATAACCCGCGCGGCGCGGTCTGGATGTCCCACGGCACGAAGAAGCCCTGCGGATCGCGTCCCAGCTTCTTGGCCATCGCCTTACTGGCCTCCAACTCCAGGCCCGCTTGCTCCCAGGCGCGCGGGTTGGTGTGTGCTTCCGCCGCTGCGTTGATGGCGCGGATCAGGCTATAGTTTTCCAGTTCCTGTGGGTTCATCCCGATCAGCAGGTCCTTCTCATCAACCATCAACAACCCACGGCCAGGATCGTTGCCGTCGTCGCTGGCCTCACGCATGGACATATATAGCTGGTTGGCCTGCTTGGCGTTGTTTTTGGCTTCGTCCAGCTCCGGGCGCAATTTCATCGCCTCGTCAACTTCCCCGGCCTGGAATAGCTCGTCGATGCGCGCCGCAATCTCCTGCACGCGCGCCTCTGCCGTTTGCACGGCGTCGTAATAGGGTTTTAAGTCTTTCATGATTGTCACTCCTTACTTGAGTAATTGGACTTCATCGCGGAGGCGCGCTGCCTCAGGCGCGATGGCTTCCGGGCGCTTCTCGGCGCCCACTTTGACATCCGGCTCGGGCTTGCCCTGGGCCTGGGCCAGGAGCTCGGCCGGGACGTTCACGTAATGTTGTAATGCGTTGACGATGGCCACGTTCTCGGGCATCGCTGGTGCGGCGTTATCTTTTTCTTTCGTGCTGATGATCTCGTCCACGAACCCGTGCTCCAACGCCTCTTGCGCGGTCATCCAGGTTTCGGCCGTCATCATCTTGGCCAGCTTCTCGGCGCTCATCCCGGTCTTGTTCAGGTAAGTGCCGACGATCCCGTCCTTCACGGTTTTCAGCATCTCGAGCACCCGCTTGAATTCGTCTATCGTCCCCCAAGCGATGGTCGCAGGGTCGTGGATCATGAAATAAGCGCTGTCCTGCATCCGCACCAGGTCGCCCGCCAGCGCCACGATGGTAGCCGCCGAGGCTGCCAAACCGTCGATCCGCACGGTCACTTTTCCGGGGTATTCGACGATGATCGAACGGATAACGGACGCGGCAAACACCTCGCCGCCGGCCGAGTTCATCCGCACCGTGATCGGCCCGCCGCCGCCCAGCTTGTAAAGATCCTCCTTGAAGATCTTGGGCGTGATGTCGTCGTCGAACCACGAGAATTCGGAAATGTATCCGTAAAACTCGATCTCCGGATCTCCGCCCGTTTCGTCGGCGTTACGCAGCCCCCAGAACCGTTCGTGCGGCCTGGCCGTACCCTCGAAGCATCGCACTGGTTTCTTAGCCATATCAACCTCCCTTCCCCTCTCCATCTGCGCCGGCGTGCGACGCGCTGATCGCGGTTATCTTACCGTCTTGGTCGATCACCGCCATGTTGGATGGAATAAAATGATTGTCGCCGCCCTCGTAGCTTGGCAAATCCTGAATCTGGCACGCCTGGTTAGGCGTCAATTGTCCGGAAAGGATCTGCTTCTGCAAGTATTCGGCGCGATCCTTCGCATTAGTACGCAGCAGCGCGTTGCGTTCGAAGCGCCAATAGGAGTAAGCCTGCTCCGCCGCTGTCAACCATTTGAGCTGGGCTGCCTGCTCCCACTGCACCAGGTACGGGTCCAGCGTCGTGCTCAAATAATCCAGGTTCTGCTGTTCGTTCGACTCGTAAGATTGCTTGCCCAGGTTCAATTTGTAGAGCGGCATACCGAAGAAATTAGCGATGTCCGAATCGGTAGCCTCGATCGATTCCAGGAACTGAGCGTCTTTTGGCTGCATCTGGACGATATCGAATCTTTCAACCTTCGAATCCAAAACCGCCAGCCGCCCGGCATTGTCTGTCCCGGCCATTGCCTCCGAATAAGCTTCACGAACTTTTTTACGCGCGTCTTTGTTCATTTCTCCCTTGAACCAGGCAATGGCGCTGGGCATCAGTCCCTGGGAATAGAACAAATTCTGCGTCTGCCCGGCCGCCTGGCGCCGGCCCAGCGTCTCGCGTGCGTAGGTGATCACCGATCTTCCGGTCAATCCGTTAATCGAATTGATCATCAGGTGCAGCACTTCCACGGCCGGGAGCCTCTTCGTGCCATCTGGGAGGTTGGCCTCGTACCAGATAGATCCATCTTTTTCGTTGTATGGGCGCGTAGAGTTGGCCGGTAAGATAAACATCTCCCGTTCTCTGCCTGGCGGTAGCCAGATGTAGGCATTCCCCCAAAAGAGCAGCCATAGGATGGCGGTCTTCTTGAAAATGAAGGGAGTCTGCTGCCGGTTGGGTTGCACTTCCACCACGTAGGCCATGTTGCGCGTGATCGCATTCGGGCGCACGCGTTCCAGTTCGCCGGGGCGCCTGGAGATGAACTGCTGCAGCGGCATCTTCGCCACGTCGTCGGAGATAATATTGGCGCAGCGATAAGCGGACGCTACCTGTTTGGAACTCTCCGGGGTAACCTTTTGTCCGGAGGCGGTCGCCAGCGAATAACCCGACAGCAATTCCGGTCGTGTCCACGTCGGTGTTACCAGGTTGCGCACGCGCAGCGCTTC